AATAACGCTCATATATGACATCGCTATTAAGGTAATTGAAGTAAGAATCCAACAATGTTGCATATATACGATAGTTAAGCTGCATCTGAGTAGATTTTAGTTTCCTTATTGAATACCAGTCCCAAAGCCTTTACCTTTGCAGCAAACAAACTTCTCGCCATCATCAAAGAACTACCAACGTGTTCAAACTCATTGATATGTGAAGCGAACTCATTAGCGGAGCTGGCATCGGTGATAAATTCAATGCTTTCTTTTATTTCTTCTATCACCTTGTCATACTTTTCCTGCGCTTCCTTCTTGGCAGCAAGCATACCCAAATACGAATTGATTATCTTGGCGGTGATAAAGTCGTTCTTTGCGGTTGGATTACCATTCTTGTCAAGGATGGTAGGAACTTCCATCACTGAAGGAAGATTGCATGTATTCTTACCGTCATTTCTTGAAGTTGGGTCAAAAGTGATGGTACGTCTTTGGACGCCTCTTTCGCTTTTCATTTCAAGATAACCGAGCAAATCCAGTTCAGTAACGATAGAGTTGTAGGATTTTTCACGCAAGGCAGGGATAAACACCGTATCATCACCTTCTTTTCTTGTGTCGCGATGGGCAACGAAAATGATGTGCTTGTTAAGCCCCGAAAGTGTTCGTGTCATCCATGAAAACTCCGCATTGATACCGCTCCAATCCCTGATAGACGGTTGGCGGCTGCCACATTTATAAGTAATGATGAAATCCATCATCTTACCAATGGTATCAACTACAATGGTCTGATAAGCAGACAAATCCTCCTGCAAGACCTGTTGAACATCACTCCAAGAAGTGACCTGTACTGTGTCTATGTTTTCCAAATGTGCCATATTCATACGCTTAACGCCATTATCGAAATCCAATAATAACGGTTTCGGTGCGCTCAATGCCACTGTTGATTTTCCCATACCAGCCTGGCCGTAAATCATCATTTTCACTGTGGTAGGGATTACTAATTCATTTGATTTTTTTATAAGACTCATAATCGTAAAATTTAAAGGGTTAATTATTCTCTTTCTGTAGAATAGCATCTACATCACTTTTTCGGTACAATCTCTTACCTCCTATTTCCAACCTGCACAAATATCCAATTTTATGCCATCTCCATAAGGTTGACTTATCGGTATGTAGAATCTGACTTGCCTCTTTAATGGTCAAGTAGTCCTCTTCCGGTCTGATGAAAGAGTCTCTAATACTTCTCACAGTCTTTTTTACAAGATGTTCTGCGAACTCTTTCAAATCAGTGGACTTTATTGTCAAAGTAACATTGGCACCACTATTTAAAATATCCTCCATGTTCATTCTCTTACCCTTTCTATATGTTCAATTCTAAATCTTCGTAACCTCCTCATATCACCTTGTTCGTGGTAAAGTGACAAAGAAAATATACACAGTAAGCAACATGCGACGGACACACGGACTATAGGCGAAAAATCCATCGTGAGCCTCACACCGGCTATCCGTTCATAAAGCATTGTTGCAAGTTCTCTCCCATTCCGTACATGCAATATTTCAAAAGCCTTTTGCAATTGGTTATTAATCGTGCTAACCGCCCGGCATTTAAAATTGGCGATTTCCTTTTTCTCATACCCTTGTGCATACATCCGTGCTGTAATCTCGCATTCAGGGGTGAGTTCTGTGAATACCCGTTCCATAATCGTGTGAGTTAGATGACTATGACTCCCTTTTTACAACGACAATACCTTTTTTCGGATAAGACTTTGAAGCCCATTTTTTACCCTCAAGAAGATGCTTGGCATTTAGAAGTGATACGTTGTTGCGGATTGTCTCAAGTGAAGATATAGGCAGCTCTATCGTGGCTCCTCTCTTCATGTTTCTCATTTTCTCTTTACTTTCTACTTTTTCCATAAATGTTATATTAGAATGATTGGTGGGCGTTGACGGACTCGAACCGCCAGTCTCCTCCAATGAGGTGTGTTAACCATTACACCGAACGCCCCAATAAGAAAGGTGCGCTATCTTCACAGACGGCACACCCAGTACAAACACAAAATAAAACACGACAAAACAGTTTATACTAACACTTTTTACGCAACTCCATACCGGTTATCACTGCGAGTATAACAGACAAAATAAATATTGTGGATGTCAATACAATCCCCGCCATGTATAGAGGACCATCCTTTATTATGGAATTGCATAACATCATTGTCATACACAGCAGTACAAGCAACGAAAAAGAGAACATAATTATCTTCATAACATCGTCATTGCAACCAGTTCATCGCTATAGAATTCTACAAAATCGTGCTTTCCGAACTCTACCATTACTTTATCCCCATTGATGGCGCAAATCGCCCCAATCTTGCTTTCCCATCCGGGATGTTTACACTTAACCGGCATACCTATATATGGCATACGTGATTTATACATACTTTTTCCCATAATCGTGTGATTTTAAATTTTACCGCCCGTACAAGGATGAGGTAAAGCGGTGCGCACTTCGCTTTGCCCGTGGCTTTTAGTACGGTAGTAGCACTAACCTTTGCTGCGGTTGTGCACCCTACCCGATTCTCGCTATCGGATGCCAGTCTTTAGCTGTCAATAGGGCTATATTGTCGATGTGCGTGTCGGTCGCCTAATCCGTCATTACTTACACCTCAAAGACTATGGTTACACATCTATTAATTGTTAAACATTGCACAGCTCGCAAGCCCCAACTTGCTTATGTGCGTTCGTTATCTTTGGTTGGCAAAAACGGCTTATGAATTACACCGTAATTGCTTTCACAGACTTATCAAAGAACCAATCAATAGTACCTTACCCGATTCTCGCTATCGGATGCCAGTCTTTAGCTGTCAATAGGGCTGTCGTGCGTGATATAATCGTGTGATTAATCATCGTAAAAGAACTTCTCGCCCGGCTTTCTGAAAAGCCTATAACTTGCATACAAGCAGCCTAATACTATCAATGCCTCTATCATACAGCCATTCTATCAAGTTGAAACTCTATGTAATCAATCTCTTCTTGAATAACCTCTAAGGCCTCTTCTTTGGTATCGGTATTACAGAAAGCACAAGCCTCTGTGTCAGACATCTTATCAACTCTATCAAGGTCTATACAAGCCTTATCTAAAGCCTTTTCAAGCCCGTAGGCTTCTACACTGTCACATACTCTAAACTGTCTCATATCAGGCAATTTTTAAAAGGTTAGCCTTTTTATAGCATCTGAACTCTTGGCGTTCTGTATCGAAGTAAGTTTGAACGGTGTCGTTCTTCGCTCTCTTATCAGTACCAGTGATGGCAGGCATCAACTTTTCATTTAGTGTACCGTAGGCTTCTCTCACAGAACCATCCACCTTTTGAAAATAGAATTTCACAATCTTGCTTTTCATCTGCAATTTCAATTTCATGTTAGCCCAAGCGCATTTTAATGCTTCTGACATCGTGAAACCGTTCTTGCGAACGAACTGCCATGCAAGGCTCATAACTTCATGTAAAAAACTCTTCGTGCTCATAATCGTGTGATTTAATATGTTTATACTATTTGTATCGTCAATCATTTAGTTTATCTTTGCTACGTGATTGATTGATGATGCAAATATACCAATAAATTTGGTATAAAAACAATGTATACCATTTTTATTGGTATAATAAACATCATTTAACTATTAGAGCATCTTATACCTTATTATAATATGAAGAAAGAAAATTGGGCTTTAGGATTGAGTATTGTGGCAATGACAATTGCTATTATAGCGACCTGCATAGCCGCATATAGGACTCCCGAGTTAGGATTTGATTACCAAGGAGTGATAGTAGGAATATTGTCATTATTGGTTACTGTATTGATAGGATGGAATATATACACATTCATCGATATAAAAGGTACAAGTCAAAAAATTGATAAGTTTAGAGCTGAATTTGAAGGAAAAATAAAGAAGTCGAGTTTAGAAACACAATTTGATGTAAAAAAGGAAATGATGAGAGTTGTTCCAATTCTCATTGCCCGACAACATGGAGATTTAATAAGCTCTTTACAGTTTATGTTTAAAGCATTTCATGAAAATAAAGACGATGGAGGCTTTGCCAAGATGTTGGCAAGAGAATATATTTTGCAGACTATTATGGCTTTGATAAATAATGAAAATAAAAACCTAATAAGCCATCTCATAAACGACATGAAGGGCACTCTTAAGGTTGAGGAGATAGAAGATTTTCTACATGAATTTCTGAGCTATAGCGAAGAAGAAAAGCATCAACGTTATGCTGGGATGCAGAATGTACTCCTTGAATTATTGAAAGCGCAATCCTAATATCCTCTTTAGGAGTACCAAATTTCATTAATAGCTCAAGTAATGTAATAACTGTTATTTTACTGATGTCATTAGGAATCAATTTTGCAAGTTCATTATTCATATCAATAAAACAAAAGCGACCAACCCCAAAGTTGCGGTTTGAGGAAGTCGCCTATATAGTCCCTTACGGGAATAGTTAAACAAATTAGTTGGAATCATCCGCAACATGATTTCGGAACAAATATACCAAATAAAATGGTAAAACCAAAAGAATTCAATCCTGAGATTGGGAAGAGAATAAGAAAAGCGATAAACTATATCGTTTTTATAGAAGATTTAGCCAATCAACGCGATGTAGCGGAATTAGTCGGCAAGGATAAAGACAATTTATCGAAAGCCCTCAAAGGAGATACCACATATACAGGTATCTATATTGAAGCTATTTGCAGTAAATACTCTACATTCAACAAAGAATGGTTTTACACGGGAAATGGCGATATGTTGGGTAAGGGTTTCCCCATTACCAGCACTCCTACTACTGATAAAGACATTAAGATACTTGACATACGTGTATGTGCAGGGCAAGGGATAGGGTTTGATGGCGATGAAAATGAAATAATAGGATACGTCAACATACCCGAATTTGCCGGATGTTATGGGATAACAGTATATGGTGATTCTATGTACGATATGTATATGTCGGGAGACACTATATTTGTTCGTGAAATAAAAGACAAGCACAATATAGACAACGGTCAGCCGTATGTGATTATAACTAAAGAGGATAGGCTTCTTAAAATGATTCATATTGATTACGAACGGAAAAGAACAATATTATCTTCTTACAACAATGCAACCAATCCTGATGGGAAAAGAAAATATCCCGATATGGAAATTGATATAGACAGCGATATTCTTTACCTATATAAAGTTGTTGGGAAGTTAGCAAGAACGCAAATGTAATTCATTGATAATGCTATGAAAATTCAACCAAGATACATGAAATAAATAAAATATATACTCATGGCACTATATTTTAGAAAAAGAATCAAGATACTTCCTGGGCTACACATGAATATTAGCAAATCAGGTACAAGTTGGTCAGTCGGTCCACGTGGAGCAAAAGTTAACTTTGGGGAGCGTGGCACTTATGTAACCACTGGAATACCAGGAACGGGAATATATTCAAGGACAAAAGTTCGTGGCAATAATATGTCCAATCATAGAACGCAATCAAATAATGCAGATTCTGGATATGAAATTAAGAATTATACTGGATGTCTTTTCTCGTTTATATGCTATGCCCTTGCAGTCATATTGCCAATCTGTGGTGTACATTTTTCTATATCCATATTTCTTGTTATAATAGGATTTGCATTTCATCTATCGTCAGTTGAAAAGAAGGGAACAGTTAAAAAAAATAATGAGGTTGACAACGATAATAATACCAAAGATACGGGAATATCTATAAACAAAACTATTATAAATACAGTAAAAAACGAAGAAGAATTTATAACGGAGGAAAAGAAAGAAAGAATAGAGTACCCCTCCTCCGTAGAAAAGGTTGACATGACAAGACTTGATCCACTATTTGAAGATGCAGCTCGATTAGTTGTTATCCACCAACAAGGTTCCACTTCATTGATCCAACGTAAATTCGCTATAGGCTATAATAGAGCAGGGCGTATTATGGACCAACTGGAACGTGCTGGTATTGTAGGAGAAACAAGTGGAATTAAAGCGAGAGAGGTTTTATGTAAAGACGAAGGTGAACTCGAATATAGACTAAACCATTTGGAAAAATCTCGTTTTGAGATACTTAAACAAAAACAGGAAGAAGAACTTGAAGAAATATCTCAACAAGAAGTACAGGATGAAAATTCAAGATTAATTAAATTGGGCATAGATTTAGAAAAGGAAGGTATGATAAATGAAGCTATAGCTGTATATGAAAAAGCTATCATACCACAACTTCCAGCAACACATCCATATGATAGACTAATGATTCTTTATCGGAAAAAGAAAGATTATTATAATGAAATCAGAATTATTAAGATAGCCATAAGTGTATTTATGAAAGAAAATGAACGTAGAGCTGGAAGAATAATTGAAGAAGATTCATCATTATACAATCAAGTGATGCAAGCACTTGAAACCAATGAAAGCATTAGATATGAAGACGGAAAATGGGCTTTCGTCCAATATGACGTAATGGAATATATTACAAGATTAGAAAAGGCTAAAAAGCTATTAGAAAAATCCAAATCAACAATGAATTAAAGGACAAACTAAATATCTAAGATTATGAAAAGAGGAATAATACTATTTTTTTCTTTTTTATTTTCTTGCTTGTTAAATGCTCAACTTTCCATTCAGCAAGATACCATAAGATATGTTATGGTAAATCTAAATTTGAGAGAGGCTCCTAATACGACCTCTGCTATTATTACTCAAATACCTAAAGGCACTCAAGTTACCATAGATGAAGACTGTGAATGTAAATGGATTCCAGTAAACTATAATGGATACATAGGATATGTTTCGACTAAATACCTTTCAAAAGAAAAAATAGAATGTACTACTACATACAATAACAGTACATCTATTAAATATTATACAAATTCAAAGGGAGAACGAGTACAATCTCCAACTTATTATAATTCCGCGCCTCCTGGAGCAACAGCTTTATGTAGAGATGGAACATATAGTTTTAGCAAAAGCCGTAGAGGAACATGTTCACATCATGGTGGAGTTGCAAAATGGCTAAAATAACAAATTAGACACATAAGATTATGATTGACTTTCTAACCATCATACTCCTAATATTCGGAGTACTGCAAATCATCCTCTTCTTCAAGGTATGGGGAATGACGAATGACATCAAAGAGATAAGGAACAAGTACCTCAAAGACGAGGATGAGAAACGAAGACAAAAAGCAGAATACGACCCAACTCCCAAAATCAGCGGTGGGGTTAAAACAACAATATAGCCGGAATTATTTCCCGGCTTTTTCTTTCCCTATTCGCGAGTTGTGCAAATGTTGTGCAACTATCATAAAAAGAAAATGCTAACAAGTTATCAATAAACCTATTAGCATTTTTCCTTGTGATTCCGTTGCGATTCGAACGCAAGACCCACGCCTTAGAAGGGCGTTGCTCTATCCAGCTGAGCTACGGAACCA